GTGATTAAACAACTATAGGGTTAACTGTGGAAATAGGGTCGTTGAATCGACTCTATTTTTGCATCAACTATAAGGAAAATAAATGGCTGAGAATAAATCTAAAACTTCTAAGGGTGAGCGTAGTAACGTTAATTCTAAGATTACAAAAGGTATGCGGAGCGAAAGATCCGAGGTAGATAAGATTATTAATGCTTGGAAAGCATGGAAGAAGGGTCATCCTACACCTAAACTCATACAAAAATCTCTAGGAATTGGCCCTAAGACGTTGTATAAATCATATTTTAAGTATGTTGCATTGAAAGGAAAAGACAGTGATGGTTGACAAAACTGTTGTTGACACCCTACTTGATGAAGGTGTTGTTGAAGTAAAATTTGTTAAGAAAGATAGTAGTTTTCGGGTTATGTTATGCACAACAAATACATCTTTAATTCCTGAACGAGCATTTAAACCAGTAGAATCTATTGCTAGGATTGAAGCTGCAAATGCTCAATATGATAAATCAAAAAATCCAGACGTTGCTGTTATATGGGATCTACAGAAAGATGCATGGCGATCATTCCGTTATGATAGCGTAACATCAGCATTGAGCCATCCCGCAGCAGAGCGTTATTAGGAGTATAATATGTCATTAAAAATTGTTGGTTCTGAAGCAGATGAATTTTCATTGGGCCCTACTGAAGAGGGTACATACGAAGAAGCTAATGGCGGTACAGAAATGATGCGCCGGGAACTCTTTGATAGGGTTGATAGTGATTTGCTAGATAAGTTTCAGATTATATGCTCTAGAGTTCGATGGATCGATCCTAAGAAGCCTACTATTTTATGGCTGCATGATACGTGGGATGATCCCGAGAGCGAACATTTGAAAGAAAAGGAGCGTGTTGATCGTTTTTCTAAATTAATATTCGTATCAAACTATCAATTAAACACGTACAATTTGGCACATAATGTACCTTATTCTAAATCATTTGTAATGCAAAATGCAATTGAGCCTATTCCTGTTTCAGAGAAAAGTACAGAACAAGTACGATTGATTTATCATACGACACCACATCGTGGTCTTAATGTAGCTGTAGCAGCCGTACAAGAGTTGGCTAAGCATCATGGTGATTATATTCACTTTGATGTGTTTTCATCATTTGAAGCGTATGGCTGGACAGAACGTGATGAAGAATTTAAAGAATTGTTTGACACAATTCGAGAACATCCACAAATGACATATCATGGCTTTCAGCCCAATGAAGTTGTCCGTGATGCGTTGTCTAAAGCGCATATCTTTGCTTATCCTAGCACTTGGCCAGAAACGTCATGCATTGCAGCAATCGAAGCAATGAGTGCAGGGTGTGAAATCGTATGCCCTAACTATGCAGCATTACCCGAAACAACTGCCAATTTCGCTTCTATGTATCAGTGGTCAGAAGACCTAACCAATCATGCAAATATATTTGCTAATGTCCTAAATAACACAATCAAAAATAGATTTGATGATAATGCTACACGGAAATTAAATTTCCAAAAGACGTATGTTGATAATTTTTATAATTGGGATTTGCGCGCTAACCAATGGACGGGATTACTTCAAGGACTTCTTGTGTAGAAAAACAATTCTATGCGACATCGGCGAAGCTTTACCTGATCTAGGATTAGCTTCTTGAGTTCCTTCTGGAAGAATTGGTTTAGATTTCTCTATAGGCTCATATTTACCAGCAAATTCAAGTTTTTTTCCTGACACTAAAAGGCAGAAAAGTCCATTAGGTAGCAATTCGCCGATAGTATAAGTCTTAGTTAAATCGTTCCACATAATAATAACTTGACTCGTTCTATCGTCATCTTTTACAGAGCCAGAACCAATAGCAACGACGTTCTCTTGATAGTTTTCATGCAATGATTTTACTAATACGTGTCCCGGTTTACCGCATAATACAGGTTTCTGCATAGGCATTATTTCTGTTCCTTCGGGTATACCAGAAGACTGAGCAACAGAGAGCGTAGGGAAAATTAACAGAAATAAACCAATTAATATTAATTTTATATGTTTCATCGTAGTTCCTTTCATATGTATTTATATGAAAAAAAAGATTGACATTGGGTAAAGTATGTGTTATTCTATATAATAGACAAGAGAGAGAAAGAGGAAATCTAAATGGAACTGACGATTGTAACGCATACTATTATTGCTATGGCAGCAATGTATGCTACTTATTTGTGGGGCGTCAAATCAACTTCGGCGCATTTATCTGAAGTTATTATTGGGGCATTACTGAAAGGCTTAGAAGAAGAGGGCTTAATCAAGACGATAGAAGATGCTGACGGTGACACAGAGATACTTAAACCACTGACATGGGAAAACGAATAATGGCTAAAGCTAAGAAAGCTACTCTGCCGGGTTGTAGCGCAGTTAAGAAGACCCGTAAGCGTCGTAAGCCAATGAGCGAAGAACAGAAAGCTAAAGCAATAGAACGTCTAGCAGATGCTAGAGAGAAGCGCCAGAAAGCTAATCCTCCTTCTTATACAAATGTACACGAAAGTGTTAAATCACTTGCTGATGATCATGCAGTGTCGCGTAAGAACGTTATGGAATGGATCAAAGTAAACAAGGAACAGTTGAAAGAATTTAGGTCTGCTGTGCGTTTAAAAGAAAAGGGTGCTGAAGCTAAGGTAGCTTCTATATCTGGTTATATACGAAATATGGAAAAGTATCTTCGTGATGGTGATTGGGTTGATGCGTTCTATGGTAAAAATCAAGATAAAAAAGTTGGCCGGGTCTGTAAAGCATTAGCGTATTACTGGTATGGACCTAATAAGGGTACGCCTAAACGTGATGTTGGTACATTCTATCCAGATATAGGTATTATTTGGGAGCATGACATGGTTGAGACTGAAGAGCCTGTTAAGAAAACTCGTAAGAAGAAAGGTAATCCAAGTAGTAAGACAGATAAAATTTTAGCAAAGAATATTAAGAAACTTGCTAAATAATAGTACCTTATAAAGGAGAGATTCTTTTGAGTAAAGTAATCGCATTTCCAAAAGGAAAGAAAGGCCATCCTCCTCAAACGTTGGACGAGATGGCTGAAAATATGCTATATAGAAAAACCAATTATATAAACGATATAGTTGATTTTTATGGCACAGAATTATTAACAAGGATTAGTATGGATGGTTTTGAGATGGATGAGGATGCTTTCGCTAAAGATTTCGCATTCACTCTTGAAGGTATAAGGTCGTGTCTATATAGAACTGCTGGCATTGATCATCCATTGCAGAAATCTGTTGATGAAACCATTAAATTTGATTATGCCGACGACGACGACGATGATGATGAGTAGATATACAACATAATTGTGGAAATATATAATGATTTTAGTAGACTTTAACCAGATATGTATCGCTAATCTAATGATGCAATTGAAACATGTTGGAACATTAGATGAAGATATGATTCGTCATATGATTTTGAATAGTCTTCGCGCCAATAGGCAAAAGTTCACTGAAGATTTTGGTGAGCTTGTTATTTGTTGTGACGATAGAAACTACTGGCGTAAAGATATCTTTCCTTATTATAAGGCTCATCGCAGGGGTGACCGTGAAAAGTCTCCCCTCGATTGGAACCTGATTTTTGAAACGCTCAACAAAGTGCGTGACGAAATCAAAGAAACTTTCCCATACAAAGTTATCCGAGAAGATCGCGCAGAAGCAGATGATATTATTGCATCAATCTGCCACAAGTATGGTCATCTCGGCATCAAGAATAGTTCAGCAGAGCCTATTCTCATATTGTCTAGCGATAAAGATTTCGCGCAACTCCAGAAATATGCTAACGTAGAACAGTATGCTCCTAGCACGAAGAAATGGATACGCATCAGTAATCCAGAACGATATCTACGTGAGCATATTCTACGAGGAGATCGTGGTGATGGTATACCAAACTTCCTATCTAAGGACAGTTGCTTTGTGAATGGAGAAAGGCAAAAGCCCCTATCTACTAAAAAAGTAGATGCTTGGGCATCACTTGACCCTTCAGAGTTTTGTGATGATCTTATGCTTAGGAACTATAGCAGAAATGAAACGCTAGTCAATTTAGATTGCGTACCAGAAACTATGCAGAATTCTATAATTGATCAATTTGATAAATACGAGGAACCCAGTAGGAAAGGTCTACTGAATTATTTTATAACAAATAGATTACGAAATCTTAC